CTCAACAGTTTCTGCTTTAGCTTTTTTAGCCATAATATAATAAAATTAAATAGTTAATAAGGGTAACAGTTACCCCCGTTGTTTTAACGAGGGTAAACATTACCTCTGTTTGAATTACACTCCTTTGAATAATACAAAGTTATTCGCAGCTTGAGTTACTAAACATCTTTCAGATAGGAAGTTAACTTCCATAGCATCAAGAGTTGAAGTAAACGCGCCACCAGCAGAACCAGTCAACCATGACTTCATACGACGATCATCAGCTTGTGAAGCTCTGTATCGTACGTGCAAAAATGGACGACGAATGTTAGTTCCTAGAATTTGATCGTATACTGTAGAAGTTCCAGCAGGAATTAATACACCTTCGATAGAAGCAATTCCATCAATAGCGCCACGTGTTGAAGCGTCGTTTAAGTATTTCCAATCAGTTTTGTAGAAATCGTAAGAACCTCTACGGAAACCGCTGAACCCTAAGTTCAATGCCATTTCTTCAGAGTTTTCAAACAACCCAAAAGCAGTACCGCCAGATTGTCCAGCAGATATAGCAGATAGCATGTCATCAAAATCTAAAGCAGTTTGTCTCTTTAAGAATAACATGTTTTCTTCAATAGCCCCTTGAGTATCTAGGTTTTTCAAGATATCATCAAAAGCGTTAAGACCAGCAGCAGCAGTAAACCCAACGTTTACGTTACCACGATCTTCGATAGCAGCAAATAAACCTTCAGTACCTTTTGCAGAAGCTGCAGCAGCTCCAGTAGCTTTTTCACTTTCTATCATTGACATTTCTAAGTAATCTTCAAAACGTAATCTTGTTTCAGACTCAGCTTTTAAGTACCACAAATATCCAGATGTTCCATCTTCAGTTGCAACTTCTACCCATCCAATTTGTGCCATGTCAGATCCAGATACTACGTACTGGCTTTTAAGGATAATTGGTGAATTAGAGTGTTGTGTAAACTGAGGATCAACACTTACGTATTGAGTATTTCCATTAGCTCCACCATCAGTTCCTGCAAGAACAGATCCACCTTTAGCATATTCTGAACCAAAAACAAATATTTTTAATCCAGTAGCTGAAAGCGCGCCAAGAGTAGCAACAGTATAAGGCCGTACAGCTAAAACACCTGTTGCAGTATTAGAATCTGTTACTAAACATTTAGCTTCAAGTCCAGTAGCTGGATCTAAAACAACGATAGTAGCTCTTGGAGAAATAACGTTTTGTATTGTTCCACCGTTTACAGGTATAGTAAGTTCTAGGCCAGCTCCACCAGTTTGTGCTACGTCTTCGTAAGAAATGTGTAGTCTATTTTGCTCAGACCAAATTACTTGATCAGATGTCATTGGCATTTCAGCGCCAACCATTCTTAAGAATCCAGATAACGTACGGTTTCCGTAACGCTCTACTTCTTGTTCATAAATTTCAGGCAAATACTGCTGCGCGAAAGTATCAGTGCTATTAGCATCAAAAGCGCCTCCAGTACCTTCGTTGAATTTTAGGTAGTTTGAATTCAAAAGCTCTTGCTTTTGACTAGGTACAATACTACCAAATTGAGGATTTAAACTCATAATAAATAATTTTTTTAGTTAAATTTTTTAGTTTTTATTTTTAATTTTGTAGAATCAGCACCACTAATAGCTTTAACTTTAAAGCCGTTTAAAAACACATCACCATTACTAGAAGGTCTAGCTGCTTTGTCACTCAAGTTTTTTGAGTTATCAATAACACCTTTTACAGCGTCAGCTTTTCCTTGTTCATAGAAATGTGCAGCAATACGATCTACGTTTTCAGCAGCATACATTGCTTTATGATAACCTTTATAGTCACTAACAGAACCGTTTTTATCTAGGAACTTCCCGATTAGGTTGTTAATGTCTGATTGTTTATCAGCAATACCGTCAGCGTTTTGTATTTTATACCTATATTTCTTTTCACCAACACTGATATCGAAACCTTCGAAATCATTAGTAAAAAGGTTTTTAGTATTTTCTTGAAACACTTTACGGTTTTCTTCAGCTTGTTCTTGCTGCTTATTATATCGATTGAAAAAGTCCATAGCTTTTTGAGCTTCAGGATTTACGTTTGATTTCAACTTGATATCAGCGTAGTATTTTTCCTTTGTGCTTTCCAAAAAGTTTTTGGCTTTTGCAACTTCTTCTTTAAATGCAAGTTTCTTCTTGCGTATATCTCTATCTTCGTCTAAATCTTCGTCATATTGAAAATCTTCTAATAACAAATCAATATCTGAATTATCAAGATATGGTTTTTCTTTTTTGTAATACTCTTTTAACAATGTAGTATCATCTACGCTAGAGTAATCAGCGTTTAGCCTTACGTAGTCTTCTACGCTACCTCCAGTCTCTTCCATAAAAGAAACTAGCTTTTCAATGTTTTCAGGCAATTGCTTACCTAAAACCTTTTCATCTCTTATAGCTTCTTTTAATTCTTTTTCTACTTCACCAACCTCTTCAATAATTTCTATTGGAGATTCTACTGTTTCTTCGGTGGTCCGTACTTCTTCAACCACTTTTTTGCTGTCGCCACTGTCTTTGGGCTCTTCGACAACAACATCGCTATCATCTGTCTTTTGTGTTTGAACGGCATCTTTTTTTTGTATTACTACTTTTTTAACCTCAGGTTCTAATTCTACTAGAGGCTCTTTTGGATTTACATTTACTTTGGTAACTGCTTCTTTGGTTTTTGTTAGTTTTTTTGGTGTTTTCTTTTTTAATTTAAAATCACCTTCCTGCTTAACAGGTTCATTTGTTTTTACTTCTGTTGACATAATATAATATAATTTAAAAAATTGATTTGCCTACATAAAGGCACCAAGACCTTGATCGGCTTGATTTTCAAAGTCTATTGGTAAGCCATCGTTTTTTCTTTGACTTATCATTTCACTTTGTTGGGTCGCTTGTATTTTTGTTCTTTTATCTTTGCGATCTTCTATAAACTGTTCTTTGTTTCTTTCAACTTGAATATCCATTTGCTTAAGCTGCATATCGTACTGGAATTGTCTTTCCATTTCAGCTTGCTTTATTTGAGCTGCAACTTGCATTTTCTGCATCTCCATTTCTTGCTTAGCTTTTTCGATATCAACCTTAGTTGATGCTACAGCCTCTTGTTTTTGAACTTCAGCCATAGCGGTTCTTTCAGCTGTTTGAGCTTGTGCATCTGCTTGAGCCGCGATATTAGCTTGTTGAGCTTTTTGATCACGCTCCATTTTAACCTTACGCTTAATCTTTAACATTTGATTAGCTAGCTTAAGGTTTTTAATTTGACGTATATCAATAGCGTCTTCTAAGTCAATACCTCCAGACTGTAGAGCAACTTGTATGTTCTGCTCTAACTGAGCTCTTTCTTCTTCATCAGGCTCTAATTCTAAGAATATGCCAAAGTCATGAAGATTTAAATCTACAACTTCATCTAATGATTTTATGTTGTACGTAGATATAGAGTTTTGTAACGATGCTCTAGTTAATGGAAAACGCAAAGCGTCAGCTACTTTTAGTGAAACATTTTCTGCAACTTTAAGAGTCAAATATAAACTAGACTGAACAATATGTCTAGTCGCTACATTCGACGCGTTAGCGGCTAGTTTCTGTAAACCTACTAAAGTGTTTTTATCAGGCGTACTACCATCTCTAGCTTCATTTAACCCTGTCACGTCACGTATCATTTGTAAATAGTATTGATACGTCTGAATAAGGCTTTGTATTTTACCACCACCGCTAGAACTGTTAAGTTCTTGAATAGGTACTTTACCGTGGTTAAGGTCTCCGTCCTGCGTTAGCGATCTACCAACAATACTACCAGTTTGGAAATACATATTCAATGCTTCAGCCGGGTTGTAGTTTGTTCCATTACCTAAATCAACCTCTGCTAAACCGTCCATATCAAGATAAACACCATCTGGCACCATTCTTGATAATACTTGTTGAAGCTTTAAATGTGTTATTTGAATCATATCAGCAAACCCCATACACTTACTAACAACAGACTCTATTCTACCTTTGTATATTCTAGGTGCACATATAGCATAATTCATAGCAACCTTAGTAGTGTCAGCGTATGGTCTTGACATGTTTTCAGCCAACTCCCACTTAAGCATTGTATCTGTTCCTAAGACTACAGCGCCATTGTAAAGAACTTCTATAGTTCTAGACACTCTTTCAAAGTTATCATTTTCTGGTGGGTTAAAAGTATCTGGCTTTTCAATAGCCTTCATCAGCCCTTGATCAGTTTGTTTTATTTTAAACACTTGGTTGTGGTATGTCTTATAATCAAAGTACATAACCTGAACAGTG